CTCACCAGTAACATCATCCTGGTGAAGAGACTTTAAATGCGCATCGAGAACATCTACGATCTTCCGCAATTCATCGGGAGTCTTACCCTTCAGGTCCTCTACGGTCTGTGGTAAGAAATTCTCCCTTTCCTCGGGCTTTTTCTCGCCCATCATAGTACCTTCCGTCGTAATTGGAATTGCCTACTACGTTCTAACGTTTCCTTACCAATGACCTTAACCCTGCCACCATCGGTGCTCCGCGCACTCAATCGCCTGGCCTTACAATCTGGACACAAGTCCAGAAGTTCATCATCTTTCGGCTCAATGTGTTCTAGTATCGATCGCACACTGGCCGTAGTCGGCTCATATTGGGGGAAAACAACCGGCCCCAGTTCCGGCACATTTATATCCAACAATTCCCGTTCACTTTCGTCATCATTCCATTTGTCCCCACCTTCAGGAACACTAAACCGGAATGACATGCCAGTAATAGCACGAGCATCCACCGCATCTCGGACTGGCCTAATCAACCAGTTATCAGTCAACCGTGCCTCTACAAATAAGCCCTTCATATCCTCACGCGCATCGGTAATAGTACCAAGAGGCATATCACCAATCAACGGGTGTCGCCCGTGGTTGAACATGAGAACAGGCGTTTTTTCACTCAGGGTCCGGGTAAACGCGCCCGGTTTAATCGTCTCAGTGAAATCACCAAGCCAATCATGCACCACCGTAGGAGAATTAAAAACGGCCGCGTAACCCGAGAAGTTAAGTCCATCATTCTCTGCTACGTCGAATGGAACGGTGACCTCCCGCGTAGCATATTTTTCCATCTTTGCGGAATTCATCGACATCCCTGCCATAGATAACAATCCCGATGGGGGATCTTCCTTTAATTGCGATTTATATAATCCAACCAGTTTCTTAGCGGCCGCCTTTTTCAAATCCGCTGAAACGCCTGTCACACTGTGAATACGACCAGCGGCAGCATGACAACCGGCACGATTCAAAGCACCACTAGGCTCTAACACTGGCAACTTGTATCTCGCCTTAGAATCCGCGGCACCAACACCAGTATCAATCAAACATGCCTTAGCCCACTGTTGCGGAGTATAATCCGCTTGTGAAAACTGCGACCACGGTTTATCAGATACGGCCATTACGGAGTCACCCCGTTATTAGGTGCTGGTGGTGATGGTTTCGGTTTCACACCATTTGCAGGTACAGATTTCCCACCAGTTATCTCCGGCACCATCGGTGCACCACTCATTTGTTGCAACTGAACTGAAATCCATCCAGGAATAGGAACAAGCTTAGTCATATCATTAGCAAGTACAGATGCGACCGATGATTCTGGCGTAAATCCATCCTTCACAAGAGCGCCAATGGTTTGAGCCTGTATTTGTGTGATCGTAGCCTGATCAATAGTATCTTCTCTTAAAACTGGCATATCTTGAACATCGTACCACAATTCAGCATCACCAGGAACATTAATGATACTAGCAAGACAACTACTCAATGATTCCAATTGTGGATAGATCCACGTATCAGCAAACATCCGGCGCACTTGACCAAAGTTACCAGCATTCAGAGCGGCACCCCTAAGACCTTCACTAAGACCTATCATAATTGCAGGTACTCTACTGAGCGCCGTAATTCTAGTTTCTGAGGCACCTTGCGTCTCGGCAAAACTAATCTGCTCTAGGTTACTACCTACTACAGTAGCATCTGCACCACTGGTCAAGTACAACGTTCGATAAGCGTTAGCAAGCCCTGAGTGACGTTCTTCCATCATATCAACGAACATATCAAACGTAGCTTTATCAGGAGCAGGTATACCCTTGACTACAAGATTAGGCGTGTTATGAGTCAGAATATAATCATCGGTCACGTAGAGATTATCAGATGATTCAACACTGATACACTGTGCCTGTTTTCGACCTACATACTCCACCCGTCGAATGTAGTGATACTGACCACCCTTGACATCAGCGCTATAAGAGCTAACCTTACGCGCTAAACGGCACGGAATAATCCACTCTGGCAACTTGCCAATTGTCACTCTCCACTGTGGTAAGTGGTTATCACGGTAACTCTTCTTTCCCTTAAGATTCATAGACATCATAGAAGCACTACCGCCAAGACCTCTGACAAGATCCACTAATTGTTGACAAAGTTGCTCACTAGTATTAGTAAACCTTACACAATTAGGTTGCTTTTTTTCAACGCTACCATCTGTATCTATCAATCCTTGCAACAAGGCAACACGATCATTGATAGAGGCGAACATGTACCGTTCAGGGATGAACTTGTCATGGCCACTAACGCCCAGTAATCCAAGCTTTCTTAACATCACCCTTAATAAATTAGACGTCGAATGAGAAGAACCAAAGTATAATTCGGACCAATTCCCACGATCCCGTCTTGTAATACCAACACCAGTTGGTAAAACAGACTTAAAATAGTATTCCTGCTCATGAACATCATCAACATGACAAGAAATACTCACAACATTATTGCGGAAACATCCATCACCAAGCAGGGAACCTAGTAGATATGGATCAACCGTCAACTTACCTTTAGATTCAAATTCTACTGGTGAAACAAATGGAACAGACCACTTAGCAGGGCCACTATTGTAACAGACTCCACCATCTATTATCTCTGCAAGAGCCATGTCACGTGTTACACCACGCCGACGATCGGCATAATTAGCAACGGTCCAAATGTGATCACGCGTACATTCAGTACTGGCACCATTTGTAAATGTTACCCTATAAATGTCCTGTTCACCTTGTGGATAGACGCCTCTTACTTGATGACCTTTACCATCTGAACCAATGACAGTTTCACCAATAAACATGTCACCCATCGTTGACCAGCCTCTAGGCGTAAGAATCTTAGCGTCTAAGGCGGCTGGTGCCCCGTTAAGGAAGTATTTCAACTTGTGTTCAGTTGCACTCTGATCAGCTTGTAGTTCACGAATGGCTGGTGTTATCCACGACATTCCCAAACTTGCCATTTCCGGATCTGGAATCGGTGTCCAGTGCGCCACTGAATCGACTGAAAAGGGTTCAGCTACAACTTTTGGCCGGTTAAACCCACCATTGCAATAAATATATCCCAAAAGAATAGCATCGGTGGCAAGTGTAGGATCTTCAGGATCTAATTCAGATCCATAGATACATACTGTCCAATCTGGCCGTAGTATACGAAGTCTTACACCCTGATTAACTACATAGGCATTGCCAGCGAGACCGGCGTGCCATTCCATTCGTGATATCAAATCACTAGTAGATGCATTCGGCCATGGAGTCTCCAGCAGTGCTAATTCTGGTGTACCAAATGTTCTTCTCGGTGTTAAAGAACCTCGCCTGTTTCTGAAGGTAAACCGAGCTTGCGACAATACCATTGCTCGGACCATTTGTGCCGCGAAGGCAGGAGGCGATTGTTTCAACACCTTTGAGTAACTGGGTAAAGTAGCAGAAATATTCTGCGCTTTAGCCCCCGGTGCACCATAAGTAAGATTGGGTCCTATTCCAGCGGGTGCCGTGGATATACCAGAACCAAACCCATAAGTATATCCGTTATAAATGAACTGATTTGCCGGAAGTAGATAATTGGAGATCCACGTGTCAATGGTCGAACGTTCTTCAGCAGACAGTCCACGCTTATCCGTTACCTTGACCAGTTCCTTTCCATACTGATCAACTAGATCGGCCATGACATACACCGCCTACCATCGACCTTGGATAGAGCGCCCCTTAAGGCCACATTCCCACGCTCCCTATCTCCAAGATCCAAAAAAGGCCGGTTTTTCCTCTACAATTGCCTTAATGCGGCTAACGTATCCATACCGAGCATTCGTTACCGCTTGCAACGGTGTTATGTCAGCCGCACCTTCCTTACGTGACCAACTAACCGTGTTTTCCGTCTGCCGTAATTGAGCACCCTTCACCGCGAGATCTAGTATCTCTGGTGACTTGGGATCTGGTTTGACACGCATGGTCCCATCACGTACGGCATCCAGCATATGACCACATGATGCCGCCAGATCCAACCCATTCATGATCAACAGATCACCACGTTTAGGATGTTCAGAATCTTCCGGAACTGTCAACATGGCCATCTTAAGTTCAGTTTCAAGCCCTGCAAACGTGCCCTTACCCATTGCAATGGTTACAGGTTTGAGAACAGTGTTCAATTCAACCAACCGGTCAATAAGTCCCTTGGTTCCATAGTCATAATCAACCAGTTGCATGTGACCAATAACTTGATCATTACCTATGGTGATACCAGCACCATAGAGTCCGATTGCAAAGCATGCCCTATCCGGTGCGATGTCTATCCCTATCGCACATTCACCAGTTCGTATTGAGTTGGGATCGGCGATACCATTCCACTTATCAAGATCTATCGCTCCCCCGCCAACCATTTGCTTCGGCCACACGCCGAGTCGTTCACGGGTAAAATCTATCTCAGTCATAGCCCGACGTTCACGAGCGATAGCATCATAGCCAACACGAATACCATAAGCGGGATTAGTACGCCGCCACAATCCCTCATCATCAAGATCAATCTTAAACTTTGAATTTCCACCAAAAACATCGTCTAAGGTCCCGGGAGCACCCCAATCACGGTAGCCTAATCCCGGATCGGTACCCATCAACGCTCGTGTTTGTAAATCAAACAACACGTCCCCAGTTTCTCCATCTAAGGGTGGAGTAGACGTGTAGATAATTTGCGAATTCGGCCGGGCCGACAAGGTAGGCATAATCGCGGATTGTTCAGCAGAAGTGTAGCCAAATGTCTCATCAATAATAGACAAGTCACCGGTGAATCCACGACCAGATTTCGCGGTTCGAGCAATGAATTCCACTACCTGACCAGTTTTACGATACTCAATCATTTCATCACCACGGCCAGAGGTGATCCTTACCTCACCACGGGGGATCTTGCCACGTTCTTCTAAAGCCTTCAGCAATTTACGCAGTCTGATGAACGCTTTAGTCGCAGTTTTATACTGGTGAGCCGACCACGTGATGTATTCTTCACCGAAAAGAAAGAGCCCAGCTAAAACTCGCACTTCCGGAATAATACCCTTACCATTCTGCCTAGGCGCAATCTCCGCGTACTCGGAACATATCCACTTCTTAGTAACAGGATCAACGGCCATGCAATCATAAACAGCATCCCGTTGCCAAGGATCTAACTTAACACCAGTCATCTCATACAGTAAACAAGCATCAGGCCCATACGTCATAGTATACGGAGG